GCCAAGCAATTTCTTTTGGAAGCAAATGGGATGGGTCAAGGTGGGAGAACGCCAAGGCATAAGCCACAAAAACACATGGAAAGAGACTTCCAAGCGCAAAGTAAACATTTATCGTTACATGACTAGCAGTTTATTTATAAATGATTTTGGGTTGATATTGCCCAAGCAAGATGTGACATTGGTTGTTTAAAGGAACTACATGAGCAAAGATGAAATGATTGAAATGCTGAAAATAGCAAACTGCGACATAAACACCATTGTTTTTGCTATCAACGCATGGGAAATGGGATACGAACACGCACAAAAGGAAAAACATGACGCTAGTAGTGACATTCTCGGTTGATGGCGATCCAGTACCGAAGGGCAGACCAAGGTTTGCTAGACGGGGACAATTTGTCCAGACCTACACCGATTCCAAGACTTTGGAGTACGAAACCCTAGTTGGGTTGAAGGCAAGGCAAGCAATAGGGGCTTCAGAGCCCTTAAAAGGGGCTTTAACCGTGTTTTTATACCTCCGCTATGCCGTTCCCCTATCCTATTCAAAAAAACGCAAGGTGGCTTGTTTAAGCGGTCAGGAATATCCCAAGCGCATTGACATTGATAATTGCTACAAAAGCATTACTGATGCAATGAATGGAATTGTTTACTTGGATGACAGCCAGATAGTGGAGGCGCACATCACTAAGGTGTATCACGAGCTTGCTGGGGCTAACGTGATGGTGCAAGAGAGATGAAGTTTTTGCTCACATCTGAGGAACAAGCTAAAGCGCTGATGGTCAATTTATGGCCTAAAGTCTTGACGGCATTAAGTGCGGACAAGCATTTGGTGTTGGAAATCAAGGCAACGGACAAGACCAGAGAACAGGAACTGAAGTATCACGCCATGATTGATGAGATAGCCAAACAAGCAAGCCACATGGGTGCGAAGTGGTCGGGTGAGGATTGGAAAAGGCTACTCGTTGACCAGTTCTGTAAGGACAACGGAATTAAAACAGGCGTAGTAATCCCTAATTTGTCGGGCGATGGGATTGTGCAACTAGGTATGCAAACACGCAAGTTCACCAAAGAGCAAGCAAGTGACTTTGTGGAATTCTTATACGCTTGGGGTGCAGAACATGGCATCAAACCCTAAGTTTAAATATTACAGGAGCAAAGCGCACCTAAAGAACGTGGCAGAACTGCCTTGTCAGCACTGTGCAACGGAGGGACAGACACAGGCTGCTCATAGTAACTGGGCAAAACACGGCAAGGGAAGGGGAATAAAGGCAAGTGATGAATTCACAGCAGCGCTTTGCTATTCTTGCCATGCTGAACTAGATCAAGGGATGTGCTTATCGAAAGAGGAAAGGCAGATGATGTGGGATAACGCATATGCCAAAACTTTGGTAGAGTTACAAAAGCGAGGGATAAAATGCTAAGACAAATAGGGATAAAGTCTCTATCTGTGTTGGTAACCGTAATGAGGGTTAGCGCCTCATGCCCTTGAACTGTACAAATACCAAGGGGGACGAACACCACTGCTTTATGTGAGCGGTTATCAACTTCAAGTAATGAAAAAGCATTAGTAAGGCAGAACGGTATTGGGATTAGGTAGGAGAGAGTAGAAGAGATTGGTAAGCAGTTGCCAAGTTTAGGTAGGAGTGATCAAGATGGATTGACGCTTCTACGCTTTTTAGACTAAGACACAAAAAAAGAGAATAGACAACCAGATCGCTTTTCGTTGACAATTTGATATAAATACGCACACGCACGAAGGGAATATGCAAAAAACAGCAGTAAAACGCTCGGTTGGCAGACCAGTTGAGTGGGAAGAAGATAACCCCGTCTGGGAGGAAGTTGTCTCACGCATGGCTACGGGCAAGAGTCTGTCTTCTGTGCTGAGAGAGCCTGGTATGCCACCGTGGGCTACCTTTAACCGAATGCTGAGAAGCAATGAGCAACTACGCGCTGTCTATGACAAGGCGGTGCAAGACAGGGCTGACAAGCTAGCAGACGAGATCATTGAGTTATCAGACGCTGAGATGCCAGAAGGCTTACGCGGACCAGAGGCAAGCGCTTGGGTGCAGCAGAAGAGGCTACAGGTAGACGCTAGGAAGTGGGTAGCCAGTAAGCTCAAGCCTAGAACCTATGGTGACCGCATTGATGTCAGCGTGGTAGACCAACGCATTAGCGTAATAGACGCTATCAACGAGGCACAAGCTAGGGTTGAATACGACAGAAGCAATGTGACTGACATAGAAGCGAAGAACGAGAACTAAAGCATATGGCTACTTTACACTATGTTCATTATGTAAAGTTATTTATGGGTTATGCACAGGCTTGTAAGCATGATTGTGTGTAACTCCAGAGATATTCCTGTCAGTGTTGACAACTTGGCACATGGTCTGTGGATAACTCTGTTAGTTAGCGCCTACTCACATTACCCTTCAAAAAGTCGAGGGGGGGTAGGTCCCGTGAGGAAAGGTCACAGGAACGGTAGTAACGTGAACAATTTTTATTTTTTTTATATTAAGATCGCCCTATGCCCGTAAACAACGCATTGACTCCAGAAGGCTCTAACGCGCTAGGTGTGGCGTTTGGGTACTATCCGCAACTTAGACGTAACCGTCAGTTCAATGATCCTCAAGCGTCTGTTGAGATGCCTTTACAGTTCTTGAGGGGTAGATTGGCTACTACTATGGGTACGCCTTCAGACATTATGAATATGTTTAGGTCTCCTAATCCGATGGAGGTTTATGGGGATGTGAACTACGCTCCACAGCAACAAGTCCCTTACGGTAGCCAAGAGTTGATGCAGACATTGCCTCTACCGCCACAAGGTCCTGCCCAACAACTTGCTGGGAATGTCGGGGCTGTTGTGCCATTAAGTCCTGCTGAGATACTCCAAGCGGCTAGGGTTGCGAGACAAGCGGCTCTGGCTGGGGGCAAGGTTGCTCAAAAGGGTGCTAGATTGGTGGGCGAGGAATTGAACGCTGCCATGATGGGTGAGCGTCAAGGTACTATGTTGGGTGCGGTTACGCCTCAACCTATGTTTGCTTCGCCTCCTTCTAAAGCTAACTTAACCCCAAGTCTTCAGGTTGATGGCAAAGTTTTACCTGTAACTATGCACAAGTTAGAAGAAAAGGCGGGGAATCAAATAGTTAATATAAATCCAGAAACATTTGATAAAGCCTTTTCAAAAACCCAATGGCAATATGTTGGCAAAGGCGGTGAAGGCGGTATTGAAGGAAGATACAAAGGATTTGAAAATTGGCTTAAAGATGCAAAGTCAATGACCGCTAGTAATGTTTCTGTGAACAAAGATGGTGGGATAGTGTTTGGTGACGGAAGACATAGATATGCCGTTTTAAGAGATATGGGGCTTGATAAGCTTCCTATATCTATGGATAAAGACTCAATTAAGAACGCTAAAAAGTTTGGTTATATAGCAGATGAAACATCTTTTCAATACCCACAACAAGAAGCCTTGCGACTAGCCCAAGAACGTGCGTCTTTACCTGTTGAACAAGGTGGGTTGGGATTGCCTAAAGACAATACGCCAGAGATGAGGGCTAAAGCGATGGGGTTTGAAGGTGGTTATGTACATGGAAGCCCTAATCCAAACATTACAAATTTAAAACCATCTATAACAGGCGCACAAGGTGAGGGAATTTATGCTACTAATTATTTGCCAGAATCTAATATGTATTCAGGAATAAAAGAAGGTGCAACCAATTACCCTTTATATGTAAATACACAAAATACACTAAATGTTGGTCAAAGCAATCCTTATGATGTTTTAGGATTTGATTTACAAGGTCAACTTACACAAAGACAAAAAAATTCAATTATTTCAAAACAAAAAGAAACGGAAGATTGGCTTATAAAAAATGGCGTACCTTTAATGCCTGAAAGAGAGCATTATGTTTCTAGATTACCCGAAAATTTTAGATCACGCTTTGCTGCCTTCGATCCATTCCGCAAAGATGTTGCAACGGCAACCGCAATGGGCGTATTAGCGCCAGACCTATTAGCTGCCCAACAAGACCCTTATTCCCAAAATGAAATGCGTAAGTTTATGCGTCAAGGGCGCTAATGCAACTGCCAATTTACAAGTCTGAAGAAGAACAAAAACTGATGGTGGAGCTTTGGTCTCCCGCCATCTCAGACGATCCAGAAGCCTTTGTGTTGTTTGCATTCCCTTGGGGGCAGAAGAATACGCCTCTGGCTAACTTTTCAGGTCCGAGGAAATGGCAACGAGAAGTATTGCGAGATATAACCACCCACATAAAGAAGCAAAAAGGCTTAATTGATTACGACACCATCCGCATGGCTGTCTCCTCTGGTCGCGGTATTGGCAAATCTGCCTTAGTATCTTGGCTTATCCTTTGGATGCTTACCACCCGTATTGGTGGATCGGTGGTAGTTAGTGCTAACTCAGAGAATCAATTGCGCTCAGTCACATGGGCAGAATTGACTAAATGGGCAGCCATGCTAATCAATAGTCATTGGTGGGAGATTTCAGCGACAAAGTTAATCCCCGCCCAATGGCTTACAGAACTTGTCGAACGCGATCTTAAAAAAGGCACAAGGTATTGGGCGTGTGAGGGCAAACTCTGGTCAGCAGAAAACCCCGACTCTTACGCTGGTGTACACAACCAAGACGGCATGATGCTGATTTTTGACGAATCTAGCGGTATCCCTAACCCAATCTGGGAGGTGGGTGCAGGCTTCTTTACCGAAAACACACCCGATAGATACTGGTTTGCCTTTTCCAACCCCCGTAGGAACGAAGGCTACTTCTTTGAGTGCTTCCATGCCAAACGAGACTTTTGGACATCTAAGATTGTGGACGCTAGGACGGTGGAAGACACCGACAAGTCTGTCTACCAACAAATCATCTCCGAGTATGGCGAGGATTCAAGCCAAGCCAAGGTCGAGGTGTACGGAGAGTTCCCATCCGCAGGCGAAGACCAGTTCATTAGCCCAATGATTGTGGATGACGCAATGAAAAGGGAAAAGTGGAAAGACTTAACCGCCCCTACCATTGTGGGAGTCGATCCAGCCCGTGGTGGCGCTGACTCCACCGTCATTGCTGTCAGACAAGGGCGAGACATTGTGGCGATCAAGCGCTATAAGGGCGAAGACACAATGGAAATTGTCGGCAGAGTCATTGACGCGATAGAGGAATACAAGCCTGCACTTACAGTCATTGACGAAGGCGGTCTGGGATATGGAATTCTTGATCGACTGACAGAACAGAGGTTTAAAGTGCGTGGTGTTAACTTTGGAAACAAGGCAAAACAGTCGCAAGCATTTGGCAACAAACGCGCTGAAATGTGGAACGACATGCGAAACTGGTTAAAATCTGCTAGTATTCCGTCAGATCGTCAACTAAAAGCTGATTTAACTGGGCCAACAAAGAAGCCCAATTCATCTGGCACGATATTTTTAGAGGGAAAGAAGGAAATGAAAGCACGAGGGTTGGCTTCACCAGACGCTGCCGATGCTATCGCTGTCACCTTTGCCTTTCCTGTAGCGCACAGAGAGTACACTGAACCTACTCACCGCGTAAATGCACAAGGCAGTTCAGTATCAACAAGTTGGATGGGTGCTTAGATATGGCAAAAAAAAGCGTTTCTTTGTCAGTAGGACGAGGCGAAAAACTCCCAGTGTCTAAGGGCGCAGGGCTGACCGCCAAAGGGCGTGAGAAGTACAACCGTGAAACTGGTAGCAATCTAAAAGCGCCAGCACCAAACCCCAAAACCAAGGCAGACCAAGGTCGCAAAGATTCATTTTGTGCCAGAATGGGCGCAGTAGCCGCTAACGCCAAAGATGGCGAACGCGCTAAAGCAGCCCTTAAACGATGGAAGTGTTGATCATGGCAACTAAACAAGGGCTTTACGCCAACATTCACGCAAAACAAGAACGCATCAAAGCTGGTTCTGGTGAAAAGATGAACAAAGTTGGTAGCAAAAACGCTCCAACTGCTAAAGACTTTAAAAACTCTGCTAAAACAGCAAAGAAGAAATAATGGCTGATTACACAGGCATCGCGGCTGCGGGGGCAGTCTCAGAGGGTGGTAAACCCAAAAAGAGCGACTCCGACATACTAGCCACCGCAAGGTCAAGGCTAGATATGGCTATGTCTGCCTTGTCTGAGTCCCGTGAAGACGAAAACGATGACTTAAAGTTCTACGCTGGCTCACCTGATAACCACTGGCAATGGCCTGCCGATGTACTCGCCACCCGTGGAGCTGTACAAGGTCAAACCATCAATGCCCGTCCATGTCTGACAATCAATAAACTGCCACAGCATGTACGCCAAGTTACAAATGATCAGCGTCAGAATCGACCTGGTGCGAAGGTCATCCCTGTAGATGACAACGCTGACGTAGAAGTCGCGGACATCTTCAATGGCATGATTCGCCATATTGAATACATCTCTGACGCTGATGTTGCTTATGACACCGCCTGCGAAAACCAAGTTGCTTATGGCGAAGGCTATATCCGTCTGTTGACCGAGTATTGTGAAGACAACACGTTTGATCAAGACATCAAGATTGGGCGTATCCGTAACAGTTTCTCGGTGTACATGGACCCAACGATCCAAGACCCAACTGGGGCAGACGCTAAGTATTGCTTTATCACTGAAGACATTACCAAAGAAGAGTTTGAGCGCATGTACCCAGACGCAGCGCCCATTACAACTTTGCAATCATTAGGCGTTGGTGATCAATCCATCAGTAATTGGCTAAATGAGGACACGATCCGCATTGCCGACTACTACTACATTGACTATGACCGTGCTACGCTGAATTTGTACCCTGGCAACCAGACCGCGTTTGCTGGTACGCCTGAAGACAAGCAAATGAAAGAGTTTTACGGTAAACCATTAAAGTCACGCGAGTCTGACCGTCCAAAGGTTAGATATTGCAAGATTAATGGTTACGAAATCCTTGAACAACGCGATTGGGCAGGCAAATACATCCCCGTTATCCGTATTGTCGGCAATGAATTTGAAGTTGATGGGCGCTTGTATGTGTCTGGTTTGGTGAGAAACGCCAAAGACGCGCAACGCATGTACAACTACTGGGTTAGCCAAGAAGCTGAAATGCTTGCCCTAGCACCTAAAGCACCATTTATTGGTTACGGTGGTCAGTTTGAGGGGTACGAGACCCAATGGAAGACAGCAAACACCACAAATTGGCCTTACCTAGAGGTAAACCCTGATGTTACAGATGGTCAAGGCGCTGTCTTGCCGTTACCGCAACGCGCACAACCGCCAATGGCTTCTAGTGGGTTGTTGCAAGCTAAAGCTGGCGCATCTGAAGACATCAAGTCTACAACTGGTCAATACAACGCTTCTCTAGGAATGGGAAGCAATGAGCGATCAGGACGAGCGATTCTTGCCCGTCAGCGCGAGGGTGATGTTGGAACTTACCACTATGGTGACAATCTAGCTCGTGGCGTTAAACACATAGCGCGTCAACTGATTGACCTAATCCCTAAAATCTACGATACCCAACGTATTGCACGAATCATTGGTGAAGATGGCGATACAAAGATGGTCAAGATTAATCCTGATCAACCACAACCAGTTAACAAAATTGTTAACCAAGAGGGTATTGTGATCGAGAAGATTTATAACCCTAGCATTGGTAAATACGATGTCGTTGCGACAACAGGACCAGGCTACGCTACCAAGCGCCAAGCGGCACTCGAAGCAATGGCTCAACTTCTGCAAGGCAACCCAAATCTGTGGGCTGTCGCTGGTGACTTGTTTGTCAAGAACATGGACTGGCCAGGGGCGCAAGAAATGTCCAAGCGCTTTGCCAAGACAATTGATCCCAAGTTCTTGTCTGACGGGGATGAAGACCCAGCACTGCAAGCGGCTCAACAACAAATCCAAGCAATGGGTCAAGAGATGGAAGCCATGCATGGAATGATCCAAAACGTGGGCAAGTCTATGGAAGTGCAAGAGCAAGAGCGCAAAGACTTTGAGGCTCAAGTC